GTGCTTTTACCACGTCTCCCGATTCAATTACTATTTTACTTCCACCGTCTATCAGCTCTAACGATCCGCCACTGACAATCGGTGCATTTTTAATTAAGTAGTGGTCTTGAGAACCACCTGTTACTGATGATGTAATAAATACATCTGCATTTATTGTTGATGTTGTTGTATTTGCTAAACGTATAGAAATTATTGCATCATCAGAGTTACTTGTATGTACTGCTGTTGCTGATGTTCCTACTGCATTCAAACCGTATCTTTCAAAATCTTGTGCCATATTACTCCTTTACTATAAGGCGATTGCCATTGCAACCGCAAATCCTGCTGATATTCCTGCAGATCCACTAGACGCTGCCGTTACTCTTCCTTTCGCATCTACTGTAATTGATGAATTTGTATAACTAGCTGCTGATACTCCAGAGTTGGCTAGTGTTAAAGCCCCACCAGATGCTATTGTTGCATCTCCAGACATATCAACTTCTTCAAATGACGTGCCATCAGCTACTAAAATTTTATTAGCTGTGTTTGTTGGCATCTTTAATTTAGATCCAACAATAATATCACCAATTGTAGTTAAATTAGAATTAACTTTGTTAGATACAACATTAACAAAATTACCCATATATGCATGAGATGAACACTGATAATATAAAATATTAGGTGTATTCTCATCTACAGCTATTTGTGTGTAAGCACCAGAACTACCTGGAGTTCCGTTTGTAGTTACGTTAGTTGTGTACGCTGTAGATTTATCTGCCTCTAAATAAAATCTTAAAGGGTGACTTGAGTTAGTAGAATTAGATTGATCAAATCTATAATAATATGGATATGATGAATCTGCTCCAGATAATGTTATTGCTGGAGATTCTAATCCATCAAAATAATAAGCATTGGATGATGCTCCTCCTGCACTTTCGTACGGATGATTACCTGATTTAGCAGCTACCGTAACCGTGATGACTTTTGGTGCAGATGATGAACCATACTCTTCGGGTGTAGGTAAACCTATTTTTGCACCAGGCACTGTACAAAATACTTCTTTAGTTCCTGCAGAAAAGTTTACAGCAGCGTCACTATTAGAACTCGAGATAATGTAAGTTCTAGTTAATGTGCTTGCTCCTGAATTTAAAGTTCCAAAACCAACTTCAAACTCTGCAGTTCCAGTAAGAAATATACAATAGTATGTGGTGTTGCTTCCACCAATACCTGCAGAAAAAGTTTCAAAACCTGTTACTGCACCGGCAAGTGTAAACGCACCTGTTCCTGTAGTTGTACTAGTTTCTTTTACCCTGTCGTTTAATTTAAACGCCATTTATTTTTTCTCCTATTACGATGCTAAACTTATAATAGCATTAGCTGGTGTTCCAGTAGCTGGAAATACTATTTTAAAGTCTCCGTTTGTAGCAGTCTTTGTTCCACCAAAATCTAACACAACACATAATTTATCACTGTTGGTGTCATTGTATATTGCACCAAAAGCTGCTGAGAATGTTGCACTAGAGAATGTTAAATCATCAAAATCAACAAAAGATGTAGCACCTGTTGTAACTGATTGGTTTTGTAAAACAAGACCAGTAGTTGTATAGTTACTACCACCTGATGCACTAACTTCATTAGTAGTTGAGTATGCTGTGCTTGATGTATCGTATGGATTAGACGTGTACAAAGCTAATTTAAAACTGTTTCCACCACTTGCAAAGTTATGCGTGCCAGAAAGTAATTCACCTTTAAATGCATTTGGTATTACGTTTGCCATTTATTATCTCCTTATTATGGTGATGGTGATTGCAAAGGAGTACGAATAACACCATCTTGGTATTCGTCTCTGCGTCTACGACCCATTTGTTCGACCGCATACGATTGTAAAGCTCTTCTGTAAGATCCTTCGTAGTATTGTAACATATCTGCTGGACCTTTCAAGTATCCATATGCTTCTACAAGACAAGCATATAAAAGTAAATCTTGATATTTATTTGAAACATACGTTCCATTTGTGGCTGCTGCAGCTCCTGTTGGCTGTGTAGTATCTGTTATACTAAAAGGTTGTTTTACATATGCTAATGTTATTTCATATTGAGCATTTGGTGTAGGTGCTACAACCCAAAAATTAGCATCCCAATTAGCATAATACTTAGGAATTCCTGATTGTGTTGCAGGAGTATCGTAGTAAGTTGCCATATAACTAGCGTCTTTTTTTTCAAGAAAAGTTTGTACATTTGGTGTAACATTCGTGTCTTTTAATTGAACGTATCTAATACTTCTAAGATCTGACGGTATTGTAACATACCTGTTTCCTGTAACTAAAGTTGATGTAGCGTAAAATCTATTGTCATCACTATCAGCATCTCTGTATATTCTGTTCTCTCCATTTTTAATTATAGTATCTAAAACACTATCCGATAAAACTGTACTATCTACTTCAGTATAGTTTCTAATATCTGTTTGTAAATTAGATAAAGTGTAAGCCATTACTCAACGCCTTTTTTATGTTTTTTATTTATCTTATCTTGTTTACGGCTTGTAACTTCTTCGTACAACTCAAGATGTTCGTCCTGTTCTGGACAAGCACATTGTTTAATACCAAATATTTTACAAATAAAATTTTTTATTTTTTTTATCATGCTGTTATTGTAACTGGTCCTGCAGACACAGTTGGTCCTCCTGAATCCTCTGTTATACTAGGTGTTGCACCTAATGTAAATGTATACTTATCAGATGTTGTTACTGTTATACTAAAACCACTAGAATTTTCATATGTTGTAAAAGCGACTCCGCCCGGACTACCTAAAACATTTCTAAATCTTACTGTATTACCTGTTGATCTACCATGATTTGGCTCTGTGACTGTAATCGTTTGTGATGATGCAGTTATTGAAAATGGATTATTACCTAACATTGCAGCAACTGCAGGTTCATTTCTACCCGGTCTTACATGTCTTAGTGATATCGCATCACCATTCATAGGCTTTGGTTCTAATTGTGGTTGTTTTGGTTCAAACTCTGATACATGAACAAAGGCACCATTCCATTCTCTAACCATTTCTTTGTATGGAAACTCCATACCTGATCTGTCAGATATTGCTTTTGCATATTTACCTGTTGCGTACTTTGCCATTATTTTTTACCTTTTTTCTTTTTCTTCTTACCACCGGGTCCTAAAGGTTTATCTATTAAACCACCTTTTTTCTTTTCATTTTTTCTTCTCTCCAATTCATCTAAAGCTATTTCTCTAATCGCTTCATCTGAATTATTTATTATAGATTCTAAATTATTTGTGGTGTATTGACTTATATTTTTTTTAAACTCACCTAGTTTCATTTCACCATAATCACCTACTTTGTATAATTTTGCCATTATGTACCTGGGTAATAAGCTTTAGGTGTAATGTACGTACTTGAAGCTGACCCATCCTCCGCTAGTGCTCTTTGTAATTCATCCTCATAAACTAATTTCATACCTTGCATTAGTTGTGGTGCATACTTCATTGATAAATAATATGCTAAACCTGAAACCATACATGGTACAAATCTAAAAGGAATATCGGTTGCATTTGTATATGCTCCTGCATCTTGTATTCTTTTTATGTAATAGATGTGCATATCTTTCGATGCATTTGTAGAATCTGGTGTTGGATATACATGTATTCTTACTTTATCAATAAATCTTTCTACCCAATATTGATTAGGTGTGCCTTTAGATAATTTATTTGAAAAACCTGCATAAGTAGATCTATCTACTTTTGTCATCGGTGAATCTGATTGTGTTGTTTGAGTTCTATTAGATCTTAACTGTGCTTCTAAAACATCTGATATACCATAGACATTTGATGGTGTTGAAACAGCACTTGTACCATCATCACTTGATCTAAAGAAATCATAATCAGATTGTCCTTCAATAAGATCAATATTAAGATCAGCTATTTCCCAATAGTGAATACCTCTATTACCCCACTCTTGAAGTAATATATTCAGAGATCTTCTAGATGTTTTTAATTGATATCCTGATACGTTTTGAATACCTAGTCTTTCAAAAGCCTCTTCTACTATTTCATCAATAGAAAAAGTTTTATCAAATGTAGTTGTACCAGAGGTAGTGTTAGCCATCTAAACTCCTACGATTCGTAAACTTTAATCCATTCACAAACAATTGTACCTGTATCTCCCGCTGCGCAAGCTGGTAAAACAACGTTTACATCACCAGTAAATCCACTAGCTTCCGTGTTTTTTAAACCGCCAAAACTAGAATAGTCATATTCCATTTCACCTGCTAAAGTTTGAAACACAACATCTGATGTTGCATCCCATTGCATTCTAATTGCATCAGCTGGTGCTGTTACAGAAACGTTAAAACTAACTTTGTTTAGTCTTACAGTTTTGCAAGTTTTACCGTTGTTTGATGCTAAAGCAGAAACATCAACTATTTTAGTTGTGCTTCCTGAGTTATCAGAAACAACATTGTAGTGAGTGATAAGTTTTTTTGCTCCGTCAAATACAGTTGTATTTAATACTGTGTCCGCCATGTTTTGTCCTCCTTTTAAAGAGCGCCTGCATCACCAGGCGCTCCGAGTTTATTTATTTATTAACTTACTGCTGCGCTAAATGGTGTAGCTAAGTTACTAGTTCCACCAGATGTAACTTGAACGCCCCATCTGTTAGCACCAATCGCTTTGCAAGTTATGATTGATCCAGCTAATCCTCCAGTTGTAGTACCGTTTAAAGTAATAGTATCTGAAGCAGCTGCAGTCATAAAACCTTCAGCATTGTCGCTTGTATCCGTATCAACAAGAATTGCATTACCAGTCATTGTATCACTAGCATTAGCAACTTGTAGAATAAAACTACCAGTTTTAGTTGTTCCAATGTAAATTTCAAAAGAAGCACCTAAATTGTTTGCTGAGTTTGGATCGTTACCTGGACCCGCAACACCTGAATCAGATGAAGA